CATGGTAAAGAATATAAACCTAATAAATGGAAAAAATAAAATCTATTAATAATATATTACCTCCCTCTACAAATATAGTTAACAATGAAATAAACTATGTATATGGCTTACCTGCTTATAAAGCAAAAATAAATCCACAGCTTTACGAAAAAAATAAAATTTTATCTCAAATAGAAGAAAATTATAAGATATCTAAGGTAAGAAATGAGTGGAGTCTCGATTCTTTTATTAAAACAGATATACATCAGTCAATAGAGGATGAGAATAATCCTAGGTTTAAAGAAATTAATTATTATTCATTACCTCAACAATACGACAAAATAATAGCTGATTTTTTTAACAAATTGTCTTTACAGGGGGGTCTTAAGTTTACTTATAAGATTGTTAATTATACATGTGTCAGACATAACTCAGTAATGATGCCCCATATCCATACGGACTGTACTTTTTCTTTTATTCATTATATCAACTTTGATAAAAAACAACATCTACCAACGATTTTTAAAAGCCCTTACTACTTTAATCAACTATTACCCCAGCAAAAAAAATTATGGAATATATTTTCTAATCAAGAAGAAAACAGTTGGATATACAAAGAGTGGGTAATAAGCACTGAAGAAGATGATATAGTAATTGTCCCATCAGTTCTTGAACATTATGTAAGAAATTTAGATAGTAAAAAATCTAGAATTACTATAGCAGCTAATATTCTTATTGAAAATTTGAAGGGCTAGATTAGTGAATCAAAAAATGATAAACTTACCTCAGTTGTACAACCACAAAATGGAGTAGGATTAACTCTCAAAGTGGCCACTAAAAAGGATATAGATGCTAATAATAGGTACTAAAAATTATTATAAAGGAATGGTCGATGGCTAAATTAAGAGGTAACCCTGCGGTTGTTACAAAAATAAAACCTGGTTTAGACATGCAGGAATTTATGAGAACTCATCAAGGTATAGAAGATGTAGCAGATTATAGTAAAATATATGGTAAACCAAAAAAGAAATCAAAGAAATCAAAGAAAGCTAATGGAGGTTTTATCTCTGTTAGTGAATATGTAGAGGACCTAATATAATAATGGGTACTAAAAAAAAGACAATATTACCAAACTATTTAAAGAAAAAACTGACAGGAACTACAATTAGTGGTGGTGCTAGTATAGGTGATGATAAGTGGACAACAACACCAAGTGGAAGTTTAACAATAGGAAAAGGTAAGAAAAGCGCCAACATAAATATTTCAAAACCTTTTAGTAAATTTGATAAAGAAAATATAAATAGCACAATAGGACTTGGTTTTACAAAAGAAGGTAAAAATTCTTCATTAACCGTAGCAGGCACTAAAACAGGTAAAAGTAAAAACCTAGGTATTACATTTACAAAAACTTTTAATCATGGTGGTGAAGCAAGAGTTCCAGGATCTGGAGCAGCTATCAGAGGTACATCATTTAAAGGAATATTCTAATGGGAAGAACTAAAAACATAACAGTACCACCATCTCAAGGCTTTAAAAAAAAGGTACAAAAAGAAATTTTTATTTTACCAAGAATTGATAAAAGAAAAGGAAAATCTAGAATACCTATTCCCAGTAAAATAAAAGAAATGAATGAAAGAATTAAAAAGAAAAAAGAAACAGGTAAAAAAGATATTTTTGATTATATAGGTGACATAATAAAAACCCCTTATATTATAAGAGGCGGTAAAAAAGGCACAATGATAAAAGCTAGTACAGGCAGCGCAGTTAGAATAAATAATGGAGCTGCTTTAAGAGGGACTAAATTTAAAGGAATATTCTAATGTGGAAGTGATTTACTCTACACTATGAGAATGGTATTATAAGATATTAAATTAAGGAGAACTATTATGGCAAATACAAGAAGAACGAATCGCATAGAAGAATTAGGTCGTGTAGATTCAGAAAAAGCATACACTAAAAAAGGTAAGAAAAATCTTAAAGCTGAAAAAAAAAGAGTAGTTAAAGAAATTAAAAAAGCTAGAACAGGCACAATGGTAAATAAACCTTCAACTCAAGGTTTTGGTGCAGCTAGAACTTCGGGTACGGGATTACAAGATGAATCTTTAGCACCGGGTCAAAGTTATGTCCTTACTAAAGGTGGAGATTATACTAAAGACTTATTATAATGAATTATGGCGACATCAGGCACTACATCATTCGATTTACAAATTGATGAGATTATAGAAGAAGCATACGAGAGATGCGGCTTACGAACAAATAGTGGATATGATATTAAAAGTGCCAGACGAAGTTTAAATCTTTTATTTTCTGAATGGGGTAACAGAGGTATTCATCTTTGGAAAGTTCAACTTAATCAAATTATTTTACAATCTGGTGTTCCAACTTATTTTGTTCCAACACAAGTTAGTGATGTTATGGAAGCATACATCTCTTCAACAGGTTCAGCTAATGGTACATTAAATACAGCATTAACTTCATCAGCTACTTCAGTTGTTTTAACTGATGGCTCTTCTTTTGCAGTAAGTGGAACCATTCAAATTGGTTTAGAGATGATGACTTACACAGGTAAAAGTACAGATACTTTAACAGGTGTAACAAGAGGAGCATTAGGATCTATTGCAGTAGCACACGTAGCAGGGGTTGCAGTACAAAACATAACAGCCCAAGGAACTGCTGATACTAATGATATTGCTTTAAATAAAATAGATAGATCGGCTTATTCTGCTCTACCTAATAAATTACAAGTAGGTCAACCCTCTCAATACTTTGTAAATAGATATACACAACCTACTATTAGTTTATATCTTGCACCCAATATTTCAACTTATACTACTTTAAAATATTACTCCATTAATAAAATTGAAGACGCAGGGAAATATACAAATACAACAGATACACCTTCCAGATTTTTACCATCTATGTGTTCTGGTTTAGCTTATTATTTATCACAAAAAAGAGCACCCGATAGAATACAGGTTTTAAAACAATTATATGAGGATGAATTATTAAGAGCACTAAATGAAGATGGTGCAAGAACTTCTGTATATATTTCTCCTCAAACTTATTTTGGAGATGGAGTATAATGTTTTGGATATATCATATATTAGCTATCTGTACTGTTATAGGAATTAGTTTTGGAATTGGTTATTTAATAGGAAAGGAATATTATGGCTTGGGCAAGAGGTAAACAATCTTTAGCAATTTCTGATAGATCAGGACAAGCTTTTCCATATTTGGAAATGGTTAAGGAATGGACAGGTGCTTTAGTTCATATTTCAGAATTTGAACACAAATCTCCACAAATTAGTCCTCCTTATCATCAACCAGATCCTATAGCGCTACAGGATCCTAGATCACAAGATTTTCAACAATTAACAGAGGTAAGCGGAGTATTAGCATCATCTGGAGGACAAGGAATGATAACAGCAGATTTAACTTTACCAGGTCAATTTGCTTTTATAAATCAAGGAACTTCATCAATGACTCCTGCAGATCCGTCATTACAAAATAAAAGAAGAGAATTAAAAATAGTGGCAGCTTCTGTAACTGTGGTAATATCATAATGGCAATAACTTATACAAATTTTTTAACCCAAGTAAGAAACTATACTGAAGTTGATAGTAATGTTTTAACTGATGCTATCATTCAAGATTTTATTAGATCTGTTGAATTAGATATAGCAGGAAAAGTTGATTATGATGATTTAAGAAAATATTCTCTTTCTAATTTTACTGCCAGCAATCGATATGTGAGTTTACCTGCTGATTGCATGATTGTAAGATCTGTTCAAGCTATTAACAGTGGAGACAGAACCTTTTTAGAAAAAAGAGATACTAGTTTTATTTCTGAATATAATAATGATGGTGCTACAGGACTTCCTAAATATTGGGCTAATTGGGAAGATAATGTCCAACAAGGTAATATTATTTTAGTAGCTCCAACACCTGATTCTGCATATCAAGTTCAATTGAACTTTATTAAAGATCCCCCACAATTTACTTCAACAAATAATACTTATATATCTACTTATCAAGAATCTATGCTATTACATGGAGTTTTAGCAGAAGCTTTCAGATATTTAAAAGGACCAGAGAATATATACAACCTCTACAAAACAAAGTATGATGAAGAGGTACAAAATTTTGCTCTTCAGCAAATGGGGAGAAGAAGACGTGCAGAATTTGATGATGGGGTACCACGTATTGTGATACCATCACCATCACCATAAATTTATAAAGGAGAACAATTATGGCAATAACAACAAACGCAATCGCTAATTCTTTTAAAAAGCAATTAATAGAAGCGACTCACAATTTTAGTAATCCAGGTGGAAATAAATTCAAACTTGCAATGTATACTAGTGCAGCAACACTGGGATCTGGAACAACTTCCTACACTACAGGTGGTGAAGTAAGTTCACCAGCAGGTTATACAGCTCAAGGACAAGCTTTAGTTAATGTTGGAACTTCAGTTTCATCTGGTGTAGCTATTACTGATTTTAGTAACTTATCTTTTACAGGAGTAACACTAACTGCAAGAGGTGCATTAATTTTTAACTCAAGTGCAGCTAACAAAGCAGTAGCAGTATTAGATTTTGGTGGAGATAAAACAGCAACAGCAGGAACATTTACTATTCAATTTCCAGCTTATACTACTTCAGCAGCGATACTTAGAATAGCATAATAATTATGGGAGCCCGATCTAGTGACAACAACAACATTTACTGTTACAGTTTCTAATCCTGGATCGGGCAACAAATTTTTTATAGATGCAAGTCAACAAGCTACTGTAGCTCTAGCAAAAGGGGCTACTTATAAGTTTGATCAATCTGATTCATCTAATGCCACTCATCCATTAAGACTTTCTATAACAAGTGACGGAACATGGGGTGGTGGTTCAGAATATACTACTGGAGTAACAACAAATGGAACTCCTGGATCAGGTGGAGCCTATACACAAATTATTGTAGCTGACTCATCTCCATCAACATTATATTATTATTGCTCTAACCACTCTGGTATGGGTGGTCAATCAAACATCACAGCTAATTCATGGGGAGCAATGACTTGGAACGCTGGATCTTGGGCAGCACAAGGAGATATTGGTCTTAATGTAGGTAGCGTTTCAG